CCGGAACATCATCCAGTGTTTGTGCATCCTCGAAAGCCTTTTCATTCCCGCGTCTATTCAGATCGGTCATAGTTTCCGGAGGAACAGTGGAGGTTGGTTCATACCTTTGTTGCTGTGACCCATCAGGCATCGTAACCGTTATGCCCGGCTCATTCACATGATTGGGGTCTCGACGGAGTGCCACCAGAGTGTCTATAAGATGTTGTTCATAATTTTTCGCCAGTTTACTTATCTGAGTGGAAACTCGTAAGGCCTTTACTTTCCCTCTTGTCGAGGGGGAATTTTGGTAAGACGTGACAGCATCTAAATATTCAGGGAGAAGTTTATGAATTTCACCAATCTCCGCTAAAAGTTCTGGATTATTTTTAGCTAATTTAGATGTCTGCGCAACATACCTCTCCATCCGTTTATACTCTGCTTGAAGCCTCTGTTGGTTTTCCTCGGTTATGACTCCGCCCCGCTCTGATGCAGTACCCAAAATATTGTCGATGGACATACGAGCATTATCAAAACCTTTAAAATACGCCGTTTTCAATACGTCGGCTCGTTGTTTTAAAACCCCAGACGGTAACTCTTCCGGGGTCGGTCTATTTTTAACTGAAAAATCCTCATCGGGATGTTGCATACCATCAAATTTACTCACAGCTTTACCGGCAACGACACCAGCCCCACCCGGGATAACACCCATCATAAAACCAATGTATGCTTCCTGTGCTCGACGGTCAATCCAAGCAAGCGTTCCGCCCTCTTGTTTTTTACCGTAGATTAGTTTCGCAGTTATTTCCCCCCACTGACCTTGGGAGGCTTCTTCACCAGCCTCTTTAGCGGCTTGAAATATTATCGCTTTGGTGAGGTTCTTCGTACCATTCTTAGCCACCTTCTGTACTGTACGATTGAGGATCGCGTTATACGTCCCTTTACCAATTTTCATTATGCCCTTCAACTGCATATACTCCAGACCCGCGGCTACTAAACCATATACCGAAGCGGCATCATACGCAGTATCATCTGATTGACCATCCTGCTTCGCCTCGTGATACGCCTGATTACTCTCTGCCGCGAACATCAGAGTCGCGGCCACATGTGGTTGTCCACCCGCGGTTAAAAAACCAGCAGTCACCAAAAGGGGTACGGACTCCGCCAGAGAGACTGCAAGTTTATCGGGACTCGTAATTAGATCCCATATATTTTTCGGCGGTTCGATCTCCCATTCCGGATGATTTCTAATAATACTTTTCTGCAACGTACTATGCCAATTAGCGGTTTCTGAAAGATCTTTAATCAGGAGGTCATAGGCCTTTTCAGAACGGGCCATTCCCTGTCGCAGTAACCTCTGTTCCGTGGGATCTTTAGCCGCATGGATCTGTTCAGCTTGGGCATAAGACGAAACAAGTTTTGCTTGACTTGTTACTTGGGCCGGTAGGCGTAACACCGACTCAGCCGTAATCATAAAACCTTTCGCTACACCCCCCGTAATCCGCTCAGGTGCTTTTATTAGCCGCTGGGTCCCCCGATAAAACTTTTCGGCCATCGGCCCCTTACCTGCCGCCGGTCCCCGTACCCTATCATAAGCCTGTTTAAATTCATCGTCTTCGGGTGCGGAAATAGCGGGTGCCACAGAAGTGTGTGCTCTCTTATAAGCCTGTTCAAATTCGTCTGGCATTATTTAGACGCCCCATAAATTTGTCTCGCTAACGCAATAACTCGTTCTTCACTCGCTTGTTCCCCAAGCTGTTGTTCAGCCTGTTCAATTGCCTTATCGTGGGTCATCTTATATCCCAGGGTTTCAAATCGTTCCTGTTTCCGTTTACTGCCATCGGGAGCATATCCCCTGAATGGATCTTCCGGAGTGCCGGTCCCCAACGGTATTCGAGTACGTCTTCCACCAACGCCGGGAGTTGCTGATACACGTGGACCCATCGCCATCGCTCGCGAGAGTTGATTAACCCTACGTTGTTGGGGATTCATCTGCGTCAAAAGAGCAAACTCGTACTGGTCAAGTTGACCGATTATATCTTGAGCCTTTTTAATTTGTATGCGTTCTTGCGGGGTCGCTTCTCTCCCACGCGTATGAACCTGTCCAGACTTTTTGGAACTACTTGGGTACACCGTATCAACCAGTTTCCATTTACCTTTATGCCAATCCCACGGGTCTAACATTTCTGCTTGGATTCGCTCCCGTTGCTGAACAAGATTACGATGCTCTGCCCAATAATTCGGTTGCTCCCGTTTTGGTACATCGTAACCAGAAAGTGCGAATTGTTCTTGGCTGGACTGTTCAGGAGTTACTGTTCCAGCCGCCCCGAGTTTCTCATATTGCTGGATCATTGTCATACGTTGGTTCCACCCCCGGTTCATTTTGAGGGCTTTCACCGAATGTTTTCCGTGGAGTATCGCGGCCTTATTATTATATTGTTCGTCCGTAAGATACTGCTGGCCCAAGGCTTTCATTTCAATCGCAAACTCTTGGCCCGCCGCATCCATTTCACTTTTAAACTCTTGTTCTGCTTGTTGAGCCATCGGCCCACTAGCCGGTAATCTATTAAATGGTAATCCAGCCATATTAATTCCCCGTGTTTGGTTTTAGTAGCATAATAATTTCTTTACCGTTCGAGCCAGTTACCCTCGAAAATCTTTAATCCAATGTTAAAGACACAACTTCTGTAGCCCATATTTTAATAGACACATCTTCAACATACGCCGGGCTGTTAGAGTAATGAACATCAACCCATGTCCCGTCAGTTGTACCATCTATTACTTTATTTATATTTCCGCGTCTTAATCTCCAGTATCTATCTGCTATTGCAGTTTCCCCATCTACGCCTACGTTCAGACTTGCCTCTCTTACGATATTACATTTATCCCCCGTTACCAGTATAGAATAAAGGTATGCGTCAAATTCAGCATTAACATTAGTAGTCAGAATGTTGGCATCAAAAGTATCTAGCGTAATGTTAGTAGTACCGTCAAACTGCTCAAACGAAACGTGATATACATCAACATCTGTTAAAGTTAAATTGGTCGTCGAAAGAGTAACTGTTCCTGTAAACCATTTTGACGTTATATACGCCCCTGTAAAGGCATGTCTAATGTTTCCATTTGTGTCTGTGTCTGAATCATCAGTCGTCAAAGCATCTATGGTCAATGTGTCTGTATCTGATCCGGTAGTTGCCCCCGTATCTCTATCTACGCTAGTTCCGGTAACTGTTATATCTCCCGCGAAATCACTTCCCGCATTTACTACTACTATTATTTTACCCGTACCCTTTGAAACAACAAGATCTGTTGGCACTGAATTTAAGGGCTGTCCTGTCGCAATAGATAAGAACGCTCCATCAAGAGAGGTTTCACTCCCCCTAGCGGGTTCTGCGTCATACATGGAAAATGATAGTTGTGTATGTGACGTTGGAGTTACAAACGATAAAATCCCATTTCCATCTGTTTTAATAATATCATCATTGTCTCCATCGGCAATCGGTAATGTCCATATCTGATTTGCAGTAAGGGCAGGAGCTTTAAATCCTACATAATTTGAATCACCGATGTCATTGAACCTCAACTCCTGACCATTATGGAGTGTGGGTAATCCGGTAGTGGATATTTCAAGAAAATTTGTTGCCCCGCCATCGCCGATAGTTATGGATTTTAAGAAATTAAATACTCCCCCTTCGTCTATGTTTAATATTTTCGTCTCACCATTACCGTGAATCCTATAGTAAAGGTCTAAGTCAACTGATGTCGTTCCGGGGAATTTCCAAACATAGTTTCCGTAATTACTAAAAGCAGAACCCCAAATTACATCAACCCCGCGATAAATTCTCATTTCATCTGGATCAAGCAATGTTTTTACCAGACCACCAATTCTAAACAAATAGAAAGTGGCGGCATCTAAAGTAAAAGCACCGTTTGCGTCAACATATCCCTTTCCCCATCTGTTACTTTGGCTATCATAACCATTTACTATCCAACCTTTGCTATCAGCCCCCTGATTTATAACTAATCCTTCTGTCGCCCCGCCCATTATTGTATGCACACCGCTGTCGAGCGTACCTATACCGCTAAGATTATCACTACTATCAATAGTAATACCTGACGCGGCAAGGGCACTATCTCCATCGGTCTTTATGAGGCGATTAGCTGTTAGTCCTGTGAGTGTGAGACCTGTGAATGTGGGCGTAGCTTCTGAGCCAAGGATAATGGTGCTCAAACGAGCAATCGCTCGTCGAACACTACCCCAATCTCCGTTTTTAATTTGCGGAGCTACACGTCCTCTGCCCATATTATATCCTTTTTAAATATACGCCAAAATACCGCTTACCAAGGCTGAAATATATCCGCGAGTGGGCCACCAGTCGATGCCGCCGATGCAAACATATCATTCGGATCTCCACCCCCACCAGCGGGTGCAATATAAGCCCCTGAATTTGGATCATACGTATATCCACGACTTAGGGGATCAATACCATACTCAGCCGCGGCTTGTCGAGAGATTCTTGGTTTCCATATATCTTCTGTACCCGGTTTAATACGCTGTCCACCCATCATTACAGGAAGTTCTCCCTCAGCAAAACCACCCCCACTACTGGAACCACCACCATACGGATTTGCAAACCCACCTTGGTGTTGTTGAGTCGTAGGTGTAGTACCGCCACCCCCGCCGCCTCCGCCTCCTCCACCACTAGGAGAAAATTGATCCTCAAACCTTCCAAATGGATATGGGTCATAAGTCTCTCTCGCTCGTTGTTGTGCCTGTATATCAGCAATACTGCCCTGCATCAATGTCCCAAATCCACCGGTGGCCATGTGTGCAATATCTCCGCCAGTTGGCCCCCCCGCATCATATCCGGCATACATTTGACCCAATGAGCCGAGTGCCCCGCCAAGACGTTCCATACGAGTATCCTCTGCCCGTAACCGTGTGGGCATACCGATTTCTTCCTGATAAGTTTGTTGTAACTGCATCGGTATTGTTGTATTGGCGAGACCGGCACTAACAAGATTCTGATAACCCGAGGCAACAGCTTTCTTTTCCCCGCGGCCTATCATCGCTTCAATACCTGCACCATACTCCCCACCGGGTCGGAATATATCGGCATAACTTTCCAATGCCCCCACACCTTTGCCGAACATCGCCTTTTCCTCTGCTCGACTCGCAGTATAATCTTTGTACATCGTACCGAGCCACTTACTAATATCTATGTTACCAGTGATAGCCATTACTTAAACCGACCTCCTTTTTTGATCATCCCAATTATTTTATTGACGGCCCATGTCTGAGCCGCTGTACTATTCCACAGTCTTATTCCGAGAAACATACCCCGAAATCTTTTTCGTACCCTTGCCCCTTTCGAACGACCGGGTGCAATAATTGTACCGGTCACACGATAATCCGTATTCGCCGCCAATTTTTCAAGAAGTTTCTCGGCATCATCTGCTACAAATATATTATATCTTACATTACTCGAATCAGCCTGACTGCCGTTCGAAGCCCCACCCGCAGTAATTACTTCGAGTGCTGTCACTATACCATAGTAATCATCATTCTGTGCGAGTTTTAACGGTCCCCACGTACAATACGCATTTATAGCAGTTACTGTATCGTCAGCAATAATATCTGATTTTGTGTCCTCATCAAAATAACGAACATAACCGTCTGAACACCCTACTAATAATCGTCTATAGTCCGGTGCGTCCCCCTGATAAAATAGTTGCGAGTAAATTGCACAATCCACATGAGAAGACTCGGGAAAAAATCCCTTAGTCGCCAAATCATAGAAGTAATTTGAGTGTGTGTTGTCCGCAAATTTTGTAATAGTAATTAAAATTCCATTCTGGCGTGAGTCGTATGCCATCGTAATACGATGGGTCGAAGAGTCCACGGCTTCGTTTTTAACTAATTTTGGTAAACTTATTCGAGATATATTTATTGGTTTCCCGGGAACAGTTGTTCGATAAATACCATTCGTACCCCAAAAATATAAATTCTCTTCGCCGTCAAAACACCATGATTGTGCTCCATAGATACCAGTTGTAAGATCGAGTTCATTCAAAGAGCCACCCGCCGCAGGATCTCCCGCCATGTACCAAATCTGACTTCCACAACCGAATACAAGATAATCGTCTTTGAATGGTATAAGTGCGGTGACAATATCCCCGAGTTCTCCCGCGTCTGCGTTACTACCAGCTACTGCGGTTTGTGCATCATTCAAGGCATAATTAAAATCGAACGGATGGTTCTGTCTCGCCATATACCATTGGAACGGATATTGTTTATTCCCAGATAATACCACGCGTCCACGATATAAACATATCAGAGACGCAAATCCCGGCATCGTTCCGTAGGTTGCGGCTAATGCCGCAAACACTGTCCAATCATACCAATGTGGTCCCGCGACCTCATTAGCATCTAAATCGATATTAACCTCACTATCCGCCGAAGTTGTAGCATTATCGCTAGAAGTAAATGTAACAGATGTTATTCGTTGCCCATATATAAGGGCGGCACTCGTCGCGGCAGTTACAAAGTCTACAACCATTTTCGCCCCAGAACTACTACCGGTCAATAAATCACCTTTTACCGGAATACGTGAACCCGCCCCCACAATATCCGCGGTTGATAATTTCACGTTACCGAAATCCGCGACTTTAAGTGCGGTCTCATTAGCGATAAATACTTTTTGGTATGCCCCGGTCATCTGCAAAAGATTGATACAATTAATATCATTTCGTGCCGCCGTTAATTCTGTTAGTGCGTTAGAACTTTCATAAAATAATGTATTACTACCTGCCACAACTAATCTCTTATTAAAGGCTCTGTCAGTAGCGGGGACAGTTACCGATGTGAAACTGCCATATACATAAAACATAAACTCTTCATTGGGCCGTTGATTCCAACTTGCCCCACCATTGGTGTCATTATACGCAACGCCGTCTGCATATTGACTTGAACCAATGCGAACCGTGTCCACCGAATTATCAGCATCCCCACTAGGTGCCCATAATACCCAACAATACTGGGTGTCCGCAACCAATTCAAAAGGTGAACTAAATTCAAACACGATTAATTCACCGGGTTCAACAGTCTCAGTAATTAAATCCCCGTTATAAGTCGCAGAAGCATGGACTGTATCGCCGGGACCGCCCCCGTCAACATTCCGTATTTCAAGGGTGAGAGTACCGGGACTGCCATCTTTATATATCCGTACTGCTATTGCCTCACAATCAGCGGTTACCGCGGATTTAAAACCCTGTGCGGTCACATTAGTGGAACCCCCATCGATAGCCCCATAAGTAATATATCCTCCCACACCATTATCTGGATCATCGTAAGAAGTAAGTATTACACTCATATTATAACTCCACGACTGACACTTCACACATAGCCACAACAGGTCCGGGACCCGTACCCGCATTTGTAACCTGTTCACTATATCGTTTTACCATTCCCGGACGCTGACCCCCCCGGATACGCTCATCCAATACATCGAACGGACGCATGTTGTTTAAGTCGGGTGATGTTGCTTCTGGCTGGTCCTCGGGAATACGACTCTTATTAATTCCCTTAACAGGGAATGTTAGTCGGAAATTAGCCATATTGTCCTTTTATTACGAGCTTGTTATGGCCTCAAAATCCGCAACTGCACCAGAGGCTCCAACGTTAATATACGCAACCGAGCTACCCGCCGCAAGTGCCTTAACATAAATACATCCGGGTGCGTATGTATCGGCGGCCTCTGCTTCAAGAACTGTGTGTAATGATGTACCATAACAGTTCATAATCCCGTCCTCGGTTCTCCATGTAACCTGAACCACAGAACTTGCCGCCGGTCCCGCAACCATCCTATCATGGTCAAAAGCATGTGCATGACTTCTTCCACCCATTTTATTACCCTTTCATTCAAGTTTGAAATTAATTACGTTCCGGATATATAACCCGGTATATTTGTATCCACATAACTACTACGACCATAATCGTAATAACGTCTTCGTACTAAAGCGAGATAAGGTGCTTTACCCCTTCCGCCAAAATTACCTACAGTCCGAGGTGCTAATCGAGCGTCGATCTTAAAAGCATTACCTAACGCCTGATTATACTTCTGTTCCCAAATAGTCTGAACATCGTCTAACTCCGCTTCCGCCGCGGCCATACATGCCAGCCGAATCACATTATCAAACGCGAATCCGGCAGGCTGTAAATTACTAACCGGGAGTAACCGGTATTCGGCCCCACTCCCGGGAGCCGTACCTGTACTCGTCCCATCAATATCCAACCATGCGGCAACCGTGAACACACCGGTTGATTTAACAAAATTAGTAACTACACCATAACTACCCTTACCCGTCTCACTTACTATCTCAATAATCCAATCATCGTTAAAATAATCTTCTGGTTCTGTTCGATTGGTATCAGTCAATGTAGTCGCATCACCGGCAGTTGTAGCCGCACCCGTCAGAATATCCAACTTACCAAAATAGTAAGTGTAGGGGAATTGTATAACCTTCGCCGCTCCCGGATCGGGATAAACAATCAATTCAAATCGACGAGTTCCATACGGTCGTATGGCCGCCTGATGCGGATTCCCCCCGGCAGTAAACCTTTCACGCCATTCACGTAAAATAGATTCATTAATCCACTCAATCGGACCAACGCCGGAACCCCGAAGATATGTTATTTCTCCCTCCGGTTGCCCGCCAAATGTCTGATCTAACGCATATCGATGACCAATACGATAAGTCGTCGTCGTGTCGGGTGTACTCCCACCTGATAACGCGGCAAAAGTAAACACCGCGGTAGTCCCCGCATAGTCAGTAACAAGGGCAGTCTCACCAATGCCAGTACCGCCATCGATCTCAAGAATGAGGCCGTTGTAATAGTCATCGGCATAATCCCCATCGAGATCGGTATCTTCGAGAGTAGTCGCTGAACCTCCGGTTGCCGTACCACTTGAACTTACTTTCAAAGCAACAGACATAATCCGTTTCATCCAATTCCAACCCAAAGCCGGAGCGTCACTAATAAATCGACGGATGCCATTATTGGCGACTCGTTTAAGTTTATTGATGTCCCCCTTGTCATTGGGGTGGATAGCTTCTCCACTGGTACTATTGTAATCGGCAACGCCGACCAACTCGGCCATTTCTGTAAGTACATCCTCGAACACTAGGGCACTTGTAGGCTCACTCATTTCTTTCTATTCCTCACCTTCTTCGTTTTCCTTTTCCGATCACGCGGTAATGCCTTCCTCGGCACCTCGACCTTCTTTTCGTCAGTCTTCGGGTCCAACGCAACATAAATAATTTGCAACGATGCTTGTATCGTTGTATGTTCCTGACGATTACCTCGGAAATCCGCACATACTCTGTCAACTATTTCAAGTGCCGCTTTTATTTTTTTGTCCGGCATGGGTCTAGCCCCCTAATTAAAGTTATTGTTTGTTTCGTTCCGCTTTTGCCCCTAATCTCCGCGTTATATAATCTTCTTCCTCGATCTCTTCGACTTCTTCTGTATCCCCGTCCTGATCCTCGATGATTTTATCAATTTCATTTTCTGACATTTTTGCTATTCCTTAATTTAAGGTTTAAATTATGAGTGGGCGATATCGTTCGCTCACCCGTTTTAACTTTCCCTATCACGTTCAGCCGCGTAGCGGACCCAATCGACATGTATACCATCACCCGATATGGCATTTACATCTGCCTTTACACTAAGACATACCGCAAGAGTGTCCGCGGGAGCACTTACATGAGACATCGAAAAAGCCGCGGACGTATTCTCTATTCCATCAATATAAACATGCACTTTATTATCGATAGGATTAAACTTCAAACCCAACCTATAAAAAGTGTCCGCAACAAGTGTCTGAACATCTATGGTAGACTGTGCTGTTTGGCCGAATAAACTCCACACAAGATTCAAGCCGTCGCCATCTGCACCGTCAACATGAAATCCAACATGGTCGATGTCGTTAATTGCATGTATTCCATCATCAGCCATGGGCTTCGCACTAGCGGCCTGACCTTCTTCGGTCAAACCGATAAATGCCGCAATAGCACCATCGGTAATAGTGTCCCATTTTACCCGAGCCTCAAACCACCATTTATTTTGACCCCTATCTGTTGGGGTAATAATTCCGGTGGTGTTATCTCCTGAAATAATAGTAACGGCCTCGTTGTCAGTATCCCCCGGAGAAAGTTCTAAAACACCATCTTCGTCGTCATCAAGAACAAACTGTCCTCCCGCGTCTAAATACGAATACCACTGACTATTTGAACTTATACGAGTACTAAAAAAGTCTTCAAAAATATGAAACCCTTCACCCGGGTCTTTCAAAAACGCCACAACGGGACAATCTGCCCAAATTATAGGACTCGGACCTCTTCTAGTTACACCCGCCGCATGTCTAGGAACTATAATGCTCATTTTTAACCTCTAATAAAGTCATCTTAGGTGGTATATATACCACCTAAGACAACGGTTAAAACTTACTTCTTATGGACTTATCTGCAACATGACGAACGGAGGATTGGTCCAATTACCACTAGCAGTTTGGTCAATAATAAACCCGGCAACTTGGAAAGTCTCTGTTGTTCCATTTAATGCTTGTGTTACTGAGCCAGCATTATTAAAAACAACCAAACGATCATTATCACCAGAACCAATACCAGTCAATTCGGGATTACACCATTTTGGTCCCCACGTTTGCATCCAGAAATAAGCACCAGAAGCAACAACTTCATTAGGCATGCCCATTACTGAACTCATTTTACTGCCGTCCTGCTTCAAATAACCATACGGATTTGGCAGTATTTCATAGAAACTATCTGCCGCTATTGCCTTGGTAAGTGCGGCATCTAATTTAATCTTGATTATATCACCATCATCACCCGCGGGATGTGTGACAATACGTCTAAATTGGGCATGTGCTGTATCGGGTTGACTGAAATACCCACCGACCATTCCATCTTTCGTACCAAAATACGTAGCACCAGCCGAAGTAGCGGTAAGAGTAATAGAAATTTCAGTCGCACCAAGAGCCGCAACAGCCTCGGTATTGTCACTATCTAAAAATGTAACGCCGTTCTTAGCACCAAATTTGGGATTTAGTGCACCAGCCGCTTTACCGTAACGAAATACGCGACCATCAGGGAGCACTACTCTATCACCAATCTCCCACTTTGGATCTTTTACCGAAGATGTGTGATAGAGAAAGTCATAGTTTGGGGCTTCTACATGACCAACAAAACCCTGAATACCCAACAAAGTCGATCTTCCTTTTCCTTTTGCCATTTTAAAATTTTCCTTTCAAAAAGAGGTTAAAAGGTTTACAGCCTAACCCCTTGAAACTGAATTTATGGAGGGAGACACGTTGCCCCCCTCCGTTAATTTACTTCTTACGAACTCTTATGCAGAACGAATCCTGCTTTACGCCTATTAATACAAAGGTTCTGGTGAGCACCATCCAAAAAGACCGTAAACGTAGTATGCTGTATACGATCATACATTGGCTCACTTTCCTCCATCCAGTACCCCGTATGAGTAACTGGAATGAACTTCGAGAAGTCCACACAATAAATCGGACTCGCAGTTGCACCAACCAACTGAGGAATATAAACCACCGGCACACGATTAAGGAAAACAACACCGGAATCATCAGCCCGGATATTGCCCATTAATTCGCCACCTGTATGATTGTCATCTCTCTGATCGGCGAGTGTCTGCAATTTGACGGCGGTATCCGCATCGGTATAAATACGTTTAGCCGCGACCCTCTTATCAGCCGGATCTTTAATGAATAACGGGGCTTTGAACTTAGTCAGCAAGAAAGCTGTGCGGAATTTCTCCAACATAGCATTATTGATGTCGGAATAAACTGCACAGTAATTTCTCCACTTATCATAAGTGGCGGCACTCAGGCCCGCAACGTCAGCACTATAAGTACCGTCCTGATATTTAATGAACTGACCATTAAAACCATCGGTTGTACTAATCGTAGCATCTGCTTCATAGAATGTGATATAGTATGGTACACCGTATGGATACAAGTTGTCAGTAGCACTTGTCGGAGTCTTCCACGCCCGCTCTTCAATGAGATCCGCAAGACCCCAAAGTTTCGCAACACGCCGAGTCTTCATCAGATTGATGAAACCCTTTTCGTTGTTCTTGTTCAACATGATCTCGAACTTATCCCACGAATAATTGGTGGAAATTTGACACCACGGAACTTCGATACCCTTCATAACGTCTTCAACATCCGGCTCATCTGTGTCGAATGTACGACGGTAATGGGCACCGCCCGCAGGATCGAGCATCACTTTACGTTTAATAGAAGATCCCCCGTCAATCTCCATTCTTTCATTCTGATAGATCCGGGAGAACTCATAGTCCGGGTTATCCCACATAACTTCAAACTCCTGTTTGGGTAGATCGGCAAGAGTGACTTCGATCATATCCGCCAAATCTGCATTTTTAACGCCCATATTTTCCTCCTATGGATTACACTACTCGGACTTATTTTCCGAATAACTTTTGTAAACGTGACTTGGTTCTAATCTCAAATTGTTTTTCTGTATCCTTCGATGAGAGTGTTTTCGGAACCCTTTTGGCCCCGGCTTTCAATGAAAGACCCTTATCACGTTTTTTGATTTTAGAAGTAATCTTCTCACGGATCATTACTTCACGCATTGGCTCGGTAAGTTGCGAGTGTGCCCGCTGTAACACATCGGAGACTGTGAGTTGTTCTCCAGACTCAGCGGCACCCAATTTAATAAAATTACCTTCCCTACATACTTCGCCTCGGTGTTTGAATTGAGCACCGGTCAGTACCTCGCGGGGATTTTCTCCCGGTTTGACTGTGCCATAATACTCTTGGAACTCTTTCAATCGGTCGTTATCAAAGAAGTTATTGACTTCCGATTGTACCGCTCGTTCCTCTTGTTGACTGTACGCGGACTGATCGGTTGGTTGGACTCGTTGATCCAATTGTTTCTGCATCTTAACGAGTGCATCATTCAGGGGTTTAATTACCCCGTCGATCAAAGCGTTCGCTTCTTCGTCATTATCGTCA